CTTACGATATCCCATTTTCTCGCTCCATCTACTTAAGATAAAGCTATTCTATATGAGTTTGAGGCGAAAGTCAACTCTTTTAATTCCTCAACTACTTGCTGAACAGATGCATAAATCTCAGCTAAGCCATTGTTTGTGTTCATTTTTATGAAGCTAGCGTTAAAAAATTGAATTTGCCCTAGTGTTTTATCATGAGTGAAAGTTATTTGTGTGTAGCCGGTGCTGTTATGGTTAGGATGATCAGTGATCTGCACATTAGTAAAAAGACTGTTAAGTTGGTAGATTAAGTAATCTATGCTGGTCTGTCTATCCATCAGTTTGTACCTCTGAATCTATTTATTACAATTGTGTGTCAAAGTGTAACATCTTCCATCCCAGCCGCCCTAAGACGAACCACATGACCTAACATGAAATTTTTACTTTCTATTCCTTTAAGTATTCCTAGCCATTTATTTCTGATCAAAGCTACTTCGTTTATTATAGTTTCAAAGTCTATGACTTCTTCTTCACCATCTACATACTTCTCCGCATCTCGGCTAGTCAATGCTCTATTATATGCCTCTAGATATTTTTGAAAGTGCTTTCGGCGAATTTTCCGTAATTGAATATTCAAGTAGTTAAGCACCGCTTCTACTTCTTGTAACTGATTAAATCTATGCTCTGTGACGCCAGGCAAATCGGCAAGATTTTTCTCAATCTTGCCTTTTATGCTCACATCAAACCTAGCACTATTCAACTCTGCTTCATAGTATGCTATGAAGTCAGGTATAGAGCCTAGGTCTACTGTGATTTTTGAATACCAATTCACATATCACCAGTTATCTTCATCTTCTTCCTGTTCTTCGTATTCTTCATCATCGTCGTAATCATCTTCTTCATCCTGATGCGACTCATTGTAATCTTTAAGAGCCGCTGTCATCTCAGGATCTCGTTTAAACGCCTGCTTGACTTCTGCCGGGCTGAAATCATTATCGATCAGTAAACTAACAAGATTGTCGGCAGATTCTCGGCGAGTTGCATAATCAATATCTTCTTTAAGTAATGTCCATACATCAGCTATAAGTTCAATTCCCATGTATTAAACCTCCTCAGATTTTACAACATTACTTATCTTTGTTTGCTTAGCTTTTTGGAATTCGGTCATTACTTTATCTAAGCAACCGTCGTTATTAGATTCCCAACCCTTACGAAAATACTTGATTACTTCGCCATCTTCAGTTGTGTAACTTAGACGGTTGCCTTCTTTAGTAAGAATACCTGATTTTTCAAACAAATCAAGTAAGCCGGAGTATGGATTCATACCTGTAGAATATGGAATCTTAACTTGTACGCTTTCAAAAGGTTTTGCATAGCGGGTTTTCATAACTTTACACGCAGCCCGAATACCTAATACTTCAGTAACCTTGTTACCATCTTCATCTTCTTTTAGTTTTAGTTTCTTCATAGCAACAACAATAGATGATGCGTACACAAATCCTTGCCCACCAGAAATTTTATCATCTGGGTCAAACATATCTTGTGATGCATAAGTGTGATTAGTAGCAACTAACCCTACATTATAACTACCAAACATGTTAACACAATTACGAACCAGCGCGGTGAGTGCTTTGGGCTTGCGACCCATGTCACCTTTCATATCACCTGCTTCAAACTGATTAACGTCTGTTGGAGTTAACAACATACCAAGTGAATCAATTACAAAAAGTACCTTTGGACGTTCTCCGTCATCTGGTAACTGCTTGTATGATTTCATAAATTCACTAATGGTCTTACCTACATCGTCAATCATTGCCATATTTAATTTCAACAATTTACTTTCGTCGGTGTCAACATTAAGTGCCTTTAACCAATTTTCATCTAGTGCGTTTTCTGAATCAACAAGTACGACAAATATACCTTGTTCCTGTGCATGGCGAACTAGATTACCTGAACAGATATAACTCTTGCCCGAACCTGATTCACCTGCAAATACAGTTACCTTACCAAGTGGGACACCTTTGTTAAAGTCTCCGCTAATAAGATAATTCAATGCGTGGTTTCCTGTACTAACCCAATCAGTTGGATCATTAAAACCAAAACTCAATCCCTCAATACTCTTAGTAATTTCTTTTCTGAATTTACTTACGTCAAATGCCTTAGTCAATTTATTCTCCTATTTTGCTTTTCTTAGTTTAACAGAAAACGGTTCTCTGTCAAGTAGTTCAGGACAGTTCTCCGCAATCTGATCAAGTTCATAATCGCTTGGATAGTGCCGTAAAGCACCCCTAGCGCGATCCCGTACCAACGAAGGTACCCGTGGTGTCTTACCAGGATCACATAATTCTTCTAGTAATTTCTTACCTTGCTTAATAGCCCTAAATCTTTCATCCGGTAGTGTCATGATAGTTTCCTGATTAGAGAAGGGGAGAGTTACCTCTCCCCTAATACCTTAGGCTGTTTTCTGTCTAGCACGAATTTGTGCTAGAATATCTTGAGCCTTGTCACTTGAAGTTGCCTTAGTAGGAACAACCACGGGGGCTACTGCTACCGAAGCATCATCTTCATCGGTCGCTACTGCTGGTACAGCAGTTGGTTCCGATTGTGTGACTACTCCTGCAGGAGCGTCAAGACCATATGGCCTGTAGTATGCGCCCCACTTATCATTGTCGTATGGGCGACCATCAACTGAAGCCTCGAACATTTCCTTGATAACACGCTGTTCTGCTTCGCTGGGCTTCTTGGGCAAGAAGTCCTTTAGATTGAACAACCCATGTGCTTCAATAGCCGCGTGTTCTGCTTCGGTAAGCGGGGTTTCCTTACGGGCCCAGCTGGATGTAGTATATACTGCAAATCCACCCTTGCCAGGTGTCTTGCGAATATTAAAATCAAGACCATGAATATAGTCAGTTGGCAGATTCTCAATTTCGGGATCCATTAACGATGACTTAATGATTTCCTGAATCTGTGAAGTGATTGCAAAGCGACGAATTGGATTCGCGGGGGTCTTGTCATTACCAAGTGGATTTTGACGAACCAATCCCTGATAGATGTAAGTGCGCTTCTTCCAATACTTGTTTGCCATTTCTTTCAAAGTCTCATCCTTATACCAAGGACGCACTTCTGCAAGAACCGGGCAATTCTCTCCGTACATTTCCATGCATGGAACTTGTACAGTGATCTGCTTCATTGCAGGATTACCTTTAACACCATTGAATGGTAGCTTGATAACCTGACGCTCTATCCAAAAGAATTCGTTCTTTGCGTCGGCATCTGGAAGAAAACGAATGGTTGCTGTAGCACCCTCGTCAATATTCCAGTGAGCGTAAATTGCGTTATCTGATTGGTTGTTAGACCCTCGATTCTGAGTCTTATTGTCTTGTGCCGTAATACGGGCACGGATTTCTGCTAGACTTGCCATTGTGATTTCTCCTTTAAAATGTGTCTATACTGAGCTTTAGTTTGAGCTTTATGTTTTGCTGTCGGAGACAACTAACACATCATTGATTATACACTAATCATATGATGTGTCAATATGTATTTATCCCTAATTAGGAATAATAGATTTTTTTATGTTGTTTTTGGTGATTTTAATGTGGCGTTTACGCCGCGAACACTGTGACTTATCCCGCAATACTGTGTACACTGTGCCATAACTTCTCTTACTTTATCTGTACCGTACCAAAATAATCTTAAGTCACCTTTTTTATTTATCTTGAATCCTGGGAACTTGTGTGAAAAGCAGAGACGGGCAATACCATCCATATCAATCATAATATTTCTATTAAAACTATTACAAATTAATTTTTCAGTGCCTCTACCGCCCCAACCCAATAGAGCATCTTCATTTTTATGCACACTATCATGATACATCTCTACTGTGTCAATGTATTCTGGATCTAAGTTTAATTTATATTTTGCGTTGCAATCGTGTAATATCTTTTTTAAACCTGCATGGTCATGAATTACATTTTTATTATAAAACTTGTCCGGGCGCGGTTTCCCCTTCTTATCAATTAGTGTACCGAACATTGGTTGCAACCAATTTAATTTTAATTTGTCCGCACCCAAATTGTTTAATACAAAATCATAAAACTTGTCCAAATCTCTATAATTCTGCTCACACATAATAGACATGGCGTATATTGGAGTTGGTTTATTTAGTATCTTTCTTGCTTCTAGTAATAGTTTAATAGCGTTCACTGCCATATCAAATGATCCAATTACTCCCCTAGTTGAGTCATGTACTTTTGGAATATAACTGTTTAGAGATATTGTTATTTCCGTAGGACCTTCTGTGATTAATCTTTTAGCAACACTAAGATCAGTTACCATAGTGCCATTCATAACTGACAGACAACCTAATCCCAATGATCTGCATTGTCTAGTAATAGGCCAATACCGTTCTTGATTCATCATTGCTTCGCCGCCACAAATAACAATTGTACCTTTAGGATTTAACTCATAAAATTCGTTAATGATTTCATTTCTATGTTCTATAGTAATGTGAGATGGTAATACTACTTCATCTCTAGTCCAATACATGCAGGTTTTGCATTTAAGATTACATTGTAAGTTGGTATCCAAGAATAAGAATTTAGGCGGGTGGATCATTTTATTAGTACTAAAGGGTCTGGTCTAGTGCCAGTTGGTTCATCACCTGATAGTAACCAAGTCTTTTCGTGTTTAATTTGAATTTTAGGATCGCCCCAAATAGTATATCCCAAGTTACTTACTTTATGACAAAACCCAACATCTTCTGATAAGAAAGTATTTTCATATTCATGGTCGATCGGAGTGAACCACGGGCATTCCAATGATTCAAATACTCCTGCTTTAACAGCCATGAATCCCATACCAGTTGCACCCAATTTAATGCGATGACTTGCTAAGTCTAGTTGATCTCGCTCTATCCAATGTAAATGCTGATACTCATCTATTTCTTTTGCTGTAAATGATATAGCCTGTGCATAAGTTTTGTTGTCGTGTTGCATATAGAACCCAGTAACAATTTTGTGATCATTATTACTTATCAATCGTGCTAAATCTTCAGGTTTCCAAATACAGTCATTGTCTATCCAAATTATCCAATCATAAGTTATTATTCCATTGAATGGTTTGAATGTTTTAGGTGGGTTACCTTTACCACCTAATAGCCAATTTCTGCAACTATAGACTATGGGTGTGTAAGCATTTACGGTAGCATATTCTATATTATTTTGGTGTAGATACTTGATGGTATCATTCCAAGCGCATAGCCAATTTTTACTGAAGTAGTCTCCAGGTAAGCAAAATACTAATTTCATTAAATTATTTAATGCAGTATTAATTGCCCGATAGTTTTTTGATTCTTGCTAGCTCCGGATCAACGCTTTCTGCACCAAAAAATAAACCCTTATTACGCAAGTTCTTTTCATTCTTACCAACCGGTGTTGTTGGTCCTAATTGACCTACACGCTTTTGATTTGCGTCTAAGCCTTCTTCAATATCGTCGTCATCCATATGTTCGGCATCACCGTAATCATGAACACGCGGTTGAGCTTTTGTTATCTCACATTTTTCACATTGATTTACGCTTCCATCATAAGCGGTACTACCGCATTCTACTGGAATTTCTTTGTATCCATAACCCTTAGGCACAAATGCAGACATCTTTTTACCACAGCCATACCGCCATTTGCTCTCATCTAATTCATCATCAAGTTCTTTATCTTCTTGATCTTTCATTGCTTTACGAGCAAGATGTTTAGCAACATGCTTTATTACATTACCGTATTCGTCTTTATGTGTGGTGACTGCATGACCACCAATAAACGGTGGCTCTTCTTTATCAAGTAATTCTTTTTCTTTTTTTTCTTTTCTGTCTCGGTCAGCACGGTCGTACATTCTTTCAATATAATCATCTAGATTAGTTTCTGGATCCAAGTGATCATTCCAACCTTCATCTAATTCTTCATCATCTAGGCTATGATAAACAGCATCTACTTTGTCGGCTGCTGTGGCAACTAATTGTTGTTGCCATGGCTCTAAACTACCTTTATTCCCCATACCCTTAACTTTTTTATTTATTTTAGTAGACGCTTTAGCCATTTTGTTAAGATTGTCACTAGCCATACTATTTTCTTCATCGGTGTGACTTTCATCGGCTTCGCCTAATCCAGATGCTGCCATTTTTACAGCATTTAATATTTTGTTAAGTTCTTCGCCCTGTTTGTTATGATATACTTCCAACGAATACTTGACATTATCCATAGCCTTAGCAGCACCTAATTTTCCAGACTTACGTTTAACATAATCAATAAATGGTTCTAAATTTATACCATATATTTCTTCATGATCGTTGCTCTCTTCCGCCACAGCTTGTGGTGCCATATTAATGAAGTTTTCTTTAAAGGGAAGTTTTTTAGCAGCACTTGGGTCAAATACAGTAAGCATATCTTTAGCTAACCGAGTTCTAGTATTTAAGGGTATTCCTTTCTTGCTTAGAAAGTTCAACGCGCCAGATATAAAATAGTTTTCCCATTCTGGGTTAGTTTTACTCACATTGTCTTTTTCAAAATCCATGCTATGCAAGTATTCTTTATATAATTCCTTTGCTGGGGGTAAGGCGATAACTTCCTTTTCTTCTGGAATTGTCTTAAGATCGGTAGCTTCATCAATCAGTGTGTTAGCCCACTCTTCTAATTCTTTTACTTCGGTTACTTCTTTAATGTTCTTACTTAGTTTCTTAAGAATTGGCATTACGCTTTCAATTCTAGGATCTAGAGTTTCTTTTACAAATAATTCATTTAAATTCATTTCTTCACCTTCGGTCTCCATAAGTGTTGGAGTCCAGCTTTCAAAGTAAGCATTATAACCTTTATAGCCAATCATTCTGCTTAGTGTTTCTCGCAATGATTGGTAATGATTAAGACCTTCGTTAATTAGTTGTTGTGCTGATTCGTTAAATGTAGAGTTGCGTGTGGCGCGCACAAATCCTGCCATCTTTGTATATTCTTCTACTAATGATGTAATGTGCTTGCCCTTATCATCATACGGTGTACCACCTTCTGCTACATGACGAGCATATACTTTAGCAATTCCTGGACGCTTTGTTGGAATAGCAAATCTTTCGCCATTAGAATTTTCAACAAAGATTCTTTCAACATTACGAAAACGCTTTTCACCTTCCTCTATTTTACGGGTATGCTGAATGATAATTTTTACTTTAGGTACTGCATCATTATAGCTAGCTTTATTTCCTAACGAATGATAGCTTTCACCTATAGTTTCTTTCTTTTTTGTATACTCTCTTTGTGCCATATCGCTTCCTAAGTGATCTCTGTTTTTGAGTTCAAATCCTAACTGCTTTCTCATAGCCCATCTTTTCAATACATTTAATAAGCTAGGCCAGCTATCACTGAACTCTGTACCCGAAGTATTGTCATCTCCACTATCAGCTATATCGTCATCAAAGTATACAATTAAATTAGCAGCTTTATCAATCGTGACCCAAACCGGGCCATAATCTTCGGTTGTATTTGGCCCTTTCTTAAAGTCAAATTTAAAAATATCAGCATTTTGGGGTACAGGAGTATTTTGCCCTTTTGAGTCGATTGGGGTTGGATTGTACCCTCTTGTTTTTAAAAGATCGTACAGTCCGGTATTGAAGGATTCTTGATTGATTGCCATAGTAATATTTATTCCAATATGCTAACCAAAGACTGCAAAGAAGGGCAAAGGCATCTTAACTTCCGCATGGTCACGCATTTGCGACTCTAAATCTACGTGGTAATCACTTAACAGCTTAAAAATCCTAATAATTAGCAATGTAGCCATAATAAGATCGTCAGTATCCCCTATTTTGGCAGCATAACTTCCACCTGAGGCTACAAAGGTCTTTAACTCAGATATTAAGCTGCGACTATAAATTGTTAGTTTTTTACTTTCTAGCAGAGTTTTAAACTTAGCACAAGCTGCTAATTTACTCTTATTGGTTGTATTGAATCCCTTACGCTTTTTACCGGGTTCGCTAATAAATATTCCAGGAATATTAGCTTCTCCGTATTCGTTTAGTGAAATAATTGCTGCCTCACCTATAGAGTTATTTTCTAGTGAATAATATAGGTTATTAGGTTCATTCGTTCTTTCTACAATATATTTGTTTATTTCTGCTAACAGCTTAATCTGACTAGGAATATCAGTCTTGTTGTGTTTCCATTCCCCAATTTGTGTTGTAGTATCTGCTTCAAAGATTTCTATAGCAGCCGGATCTCCACCAGTACCCAAGCTTGGATCTAATCCAACTACGTAAATATTACCCTTAGTTGGTTGTTTATACCATCTGATTTGACCCATTCTATTAATAGGTTCTATACCTTCTAACATTATCAAAGTATTTGGATTGATCAGCGTTTCATCGGCGATGATAAATTGGCAATTTATTTCACGGTTGAACTTATCTTGTCCTAGCTGAGCCTTCATTTCTTCTGCCCATTTATCATCTCTTCCGGGCTGTTCTCTCCAATCTGCGCGATACGCTTTAAATCCGTTTATTCCAACTTCTGTTATATTACCAAACTCATCTTCTGTTTTGTTTGCCCCTTTCCAAATAAGAGCAAATTGATCTTCGTCCGAATTTGGGGTTGAAGTAATGATTGCTTTACCACCTGTACTCAGTGTAGGAGTAATTGAAGTCCAGAATTGTTCGGCGATAGTTGGTCGCACGAATGCGAACTCGTCCAAATAAAGTAGCGTAATAGACATACCACGACCCGTGTTTTCAGTAGTAGTTGCCGAAACAATACGACTACCGTTTTCAAAGTCTAAACTGCCCTTGTTATAGGTTGTCACCCCCGCTTTAATGTGATTAGGGCAGTTTTCATAAGCATACCTAATACGCTGCATGATTTCTTGAGCACCTTGATATTTGTGTGCTGCAATTAATATAGTAGAGTCTGGTACAAACATAGCGTACCACAACAAGTATCCGGCAGCACTTGTAGAATTATGACTTAAAATACCATTTGAATAAAATCTGTGATTTTCATCTCTAATAGTTAAATCGAACATATTTTCAATATTATTTGTTTCTCTAATATGTTTAATTTTTTCTATTCCGTTAACAGTATGAATATGCGAACCAATAGTTAAGTCTTTTGCAAAAACTTGATTCATTGAGCCATCAAACAAAATATGAGTGTCGGCGCATTGCAAAATTAATCCTGTTACAGTTTTAATTTCCCAAACATTGTACGGAATAGTACGATGGAGGTGTGTTATTGGTTTCCATCCTGTGTCAGTGGTTATTTCATAATCGGTTATTTCGTATGACTCTATAAATTTTCTTTCTACTGATTCAGAAAGTTCAGACATTCTTGAAGCACTTGTTTCGGATAGACTTCTTTGTATTTGGTCACTGTCATATTGTGTTTTCTGAATAGATGAGAGTGCAATTCCTTCATCTCTGTTGAGCAAATTAGACAAGTTACTAAATCGTTCATAAAATTTTCCTATAGTTATTTCTTCAACCTTACCGGTGTGAATATTTTTTATTTTAACTGTAGTATTTATTCCAAAACACTTGCCTGACTGTCTAGGCATCAGAGAGATACTGAACCTATAGTTATGATATGTATGTATCAGCCGCTTTTGATAATCCCACGGGTGATACACCATGCTACCCTTAGTAGGATGTTGTATGTAAAAGAAGTTATCCATGAAATATAAGTGACCAGTAACTTGATCACAGCAAGCCACAAATTCATCTATCTGTTGCTGATTAACAAAGTGTGTTTTTGTGTATGGACTTTTGACTAGTTCCGATTGGCCTGACTTGTTACTCATAGTGTTATTTAGTAGCCAATATACTACTTCTTTGAGAAAGATTGCTCGCTTAGATGATTACCTTATACTCGCATGTCATTCTGCATTAATTAGGGCCTAAAGTGTAGAACCAACTGGTGGCGCCGGTAGCAGCACAATAAAAGGTTTGAGTAGTGTTTCCTGACAGGACATAAGGAACGCCGGCTCCTAGATTATTAATCTTTCCGGTTGCAAGGTAAGGCCATACATTCGCTGCATTTGCAGTAGCATTAGTTATAGTTAATTGGAGTCCGGGGTAGGTGCCAGTTCCAAGAGCTACACCATTGTTTGTTGAAGTAACCGTAGTTATTATTGTATAACCTTTAGTTACAAAATATGCGTTAGCATATGCGGTTCCAAGAGCAGTCACACCAGTGGAAATACCCGAAACTAGAAATGATCCCGCTGTTACAGTTGATGTTGCAGTTACAGTACTTGAATTTACATATGTGCTTACAAGTATTCCACCGGTCAAGTTTATTCCAGAAGCATTAATCTGTACTTTTTGAGTTCCTTGGTAATATATTGCAGTATTACCATTTGCAGTAACAGTAATATTACTATTACCATTCTGTATCACACCACTATTGAGTGTTGGGATATTACCAGTTGTAAAAGTTGCTACGTTGGCAGTGATATTACCTGTACCGGTGATGACGCCAGAACCAAAGCCTAAGTTACCAACAGTAGCATTGCCTGTTGCTACGAGTGTACCATTACCAAAAGTTGAGTTTGCGGTGGCATTACCTACAACTAGTGCTGATAATGTGCCAACCGAAGTGACATTTGGTTGTGCGTTTGTTGTTACTGTCGCCGCAGTTGTGGCAGAACCTGCACTCGTTGCAGAACCTGCACTCGTTGCATATGTCGCATTTGCTACAGTACCGCTTACATTAGCACCAGCTACTGCGTTAGCTGTAGCCGCATAGTTGACTTGACCTGATACGTTAGCGCCAGCTACTGCATTTGCTGTAGCGGCATAACTAACTTGACCGGTGACATTGGCACCGGCAACTGAATTAGCAGTAGCTGCAAATCCAACTTCACCCGTAACATTAGCACCTGCTACGGCGTTTGCTGTTGTCGCAGACGTAGCAAGACTTACCGCACCCGAAACGTTAGCACCGGCAACTGCGTTAGCCGTAGCCGCATAGTTGACTTGACCTGATACGTTAGCACCGGCTACACTATTTGCTGTTGTTGCAAACGTAGCAAGACTTACCGCACCCGAAACGTTAGCACCAGCTACACTATTTGCCGTACCTGCTGTTACTGCGTATGTAGCATTCGCTACGGTACTAGTGACATTAGCACCTGAAATGTTACCAATAAATGTATTTGCTTGTATTACATTAGCGTTATTGATGTTCCCGGGTAATCCTAGACTGCCATCATAACCAAAAGAAAAGTTATTGCCATTAACAACAATATTAGAACTTGCTGGAGTGGTCGGGGCAGTAAACGAATATGTTCCTCCGTTTTGAAACTGCTGCCCATCAGATACCAATAAAGCAACCTGATGGGTAAAATTGTCAACACCATCAATTATACCATTAGTAACCCCTGGCCCATTTACAGTCCAAGTACTCTCAATTTGAGGCGTACCAAATTCCATACTTGGAAAATGCCCAATATAACCAGAGGCTGCATCATTAGTACCAACTCGTATAATTGGGATGCCGTTACCACTAATACGTGTACCGTTTGGTAGTGTTAGGTTTCCGTTAGAGTCAAACGTCCAATAATTATACATTGTAGTAGCTGAGTTACCGGCGGAAAGAGTAACATTACCTAAACCTCCTCCAAATTTTGGAACATTCCAGTTTAACGATATACCGGCAGTAAGATTACCTGTACTCTCTGTTCCAGCTGTAAGACCAACACCTGCAAGAAGAGTATTTCCTGTGGTAGTACCAAATAAAGCGTCACCGGATGATGTGAACAGATTTGCAATTATTGTGTTAGCAGTTACGTTGCCTGAGCTATTAATAGAAACATTAGGCGTGCTTGAACCAATTTGTAAATTTGTTAATGTACCTACTGATGTGATATTAGGTTGAGCGTTGGTTAAAACTGTTTCGGAATAGGTTGCATAGTTTGCATTTGCTACAGTGCCGCTTACATTAGCGCCAGCAACCAAATTTGCTGTGGCAGCGTAATTAACTTGTCCGCTGACGTTGGCACCGGCAACTGAATTAGCAGTAGCTGCAAATGCAACTTCCCCACTTACATTAGCGCCGGTTACCGAGTTCGCTGTTGTTGCGTATGTAGCTAATCCAACAGCTCCCGATACGTTAGCACCAGCTACTGCATTTGCTGTTGCTGCAAATGAAACCTCGCCTGATACATTTGCTCCGGCTACTGAGTTTGCTGTTGTTGCAAAAGATACTGCACCCGATACGTTTGAACCTTGTATATTACTTAGGTTGCTACCGTCGCCCACAAAGTAATTTGCAGTTACCACGTCGCCTAAATTTGCATTAGTAGCATTTACATTTCCGGCTGTATTAATATTTGCACCCGAAACATTACCTATTGCAGAAAGACCAATGTTACTCTGCCATTCTTGTGCTGGATAGCTATAAAGAAACGCTGCTTCAGCAGTATTACCTACAACGATACCGCCGCCACTTACATTTATTCCCGTTTCAGTATTGCCAACACCAATTGCTAGATTACTGGTAGTGATATAACTTACCTGATTATAGGTTAGCGTACCTTGAACATTGGCATTGCCAATGACAATCAATGTACCTGCAGTGACGTTGCCTAAATTACCCATATTTCCGGTGTAGTTAGGTAAATAATTTGCCACATTGCTGTTGCTGTATGTTCCGGATGGCACAACCCAAACACCGTTACCTGCTAGTACCTGTGATCCAGTGTTATTTAGGTTGATTGTAGCGATGTTTCCTATACCGACCACATTTGCTACTGATACTGAGTTAGCTATTGCTGCAAATCCAACTTGGCCACTTACGTTAGCACCAGCTACCGAGTTTGCTGTTGTTGCAAAAGATACTGCGCCCGAAACGTTAGCACCAGCTACTGAGTTTGCAGTATCCGTTGTCACTGCATATGTCGCATTTGCTACAGTACCGCTTACATTAGCACCAGCTACTGCGTTAGCCGTAGCCGCATAGTTGACTTGACCTGATACATTAGCACCAGCTACGGCGTTAGCTGTAGCCGCATAGTTGACTTGACCTGATACGTTAGCGCCAGCTACTGCATTTGCTGTTGTTGCGAAAGACACCGCACCGCTAACATTTGCTCCAGCTACTGCATTTGCTGTAGCAGCATAACTAACTTGACCGGTAACATTAGCACCTGCTACGGCGTTTGCTAACGTTGCATATGTAGCAAGACCTACGGCACCGCTTACATTAGATCCCGATACACTATTTGCTGTTGTTGCATACGTAGCAAGACCTACAGCTCCACTTACATTGGACCCTAATACAGAGTTTGCCGTTGTTGCATAATTTGCAAGATTAACGGTTCCGCTAATGTTTGCTGCATCTACTGAATATGCAGTTCCTGCTGTAATTGCATAAGTTGCGTTAGCAACTGTACCACTTACATTGGCGCCATCTACTGCATAAGCAGTACCGGCATATGTAGAGTAGGTTGCATTAGCAACAGTACCACTTACATTAGCACCAGCTACTGAGTTAGCGGTACTTGCAGTACCGGAATAAGTTGCATAGTTTGCAGTAGCCACTTCACCACTTACATTAGCACCAGCTACTGAGTTAGCGGTACTTGCAGTACCGGAATAAGTTGCATAGTTTGCAGTAGCCACTTCACCACTGACGTTTGCTCCATCTACTGAATATGCAGTACCGGAATAAGTTGCATAGTTTGCAGTAGCTACTTCACTGACGTTAGCACCATTAATGTTAGACAATAATGAACCATCACCGCTAAAGTAGTTTGAGATTACTAAGTTACCTAAGTTTGCCAAACCGTAATTAGGAATAGATAGACTGCCGGTTCCATCAAATACTAATTCAGCAACTGGACCAAACCCGCTAGCTAATCTAACTCCATCTGATCCGTATAGAACCATGTCACCGTTCATTGGATCTTCGGTGATATAATTTTCTTGTCCGCTAAGTGTTGGTACTGTTAGTTTACTGTCTGTACCAAATATCCATTGTACACTGTTAGCATTGACATAAACATTACCATCAACTACCGGAATAGAAACATTACTTGTTCCGTTGCTGATGTTATCCGTGTTTCCGCCACTTGCTGGGGCAGCAATCCAATTGCCATCGCCTGCTAAGATGTTACTTACATTACCATCTAGATTGATAGTGGCAATATTACCAATTCCAACAACATTTGCTATGTCAACTGAATATGAAACTCCGGACGTATCTGCATAGGTTGCATTTGCTACAGTATCTGAAACATTAGCACCTGCCACTGAGTTTGCTGTGGTGGCATATGTTGCAAGAACTACTGCACCTGAAACATTAGCCCCGTCAACAAGATTAGCTGCTCCGGCAGTATCTGCATACGTTGCGTTCGCTACTGTACCACTGACATTAGCGGCTGAAATACTTGTCAATGCCTGCCCATTACCAATAATATTACCTGCTGTGATATTACCGGTAGTGCTGATTGTATTGCTACCGTAACTTGCTAAAAATGTAGCAACATTACTATCGCCATAACTGCCGCCGCCGCTTGGTGCGTTGGCAAACACGCCGTTGCCGTACAATACATTACCCGCATTACCATCATAATTTAATAATGATACATTACCTAAACCGGCAACATTTGCCGCCGCCACTGCGTTTGCAGTTGCTGCATAACTGACTTCACCGCTTACGTTAGCACCGGCTACACTATTTGTTGCGCCGGCAGTAGTTGCGTAAGTTGCATTTGCAACCGTACCCGTTATGTTACCGCCTGCCATATTAGTTAAGCTGCTACCGTTACCAATAAAGTATGCTGCACTAACATTACCTACAACAGCCATACCGTTGCCAGAGATTGTTAAGTTGCTAGTACCTCCAAAAGATCCGCCGCCTGCATTATATTGTATCGTGTTGGTTGGTCCGCCAGGTACACCATTGCCCGAGCCGCTGCCGCCAATCGGCACACCGCCGGGAGTGTTACCATCACTATAGTAAAAACTGTTTGTAGTTGGTTCCCACCAAATGCGGCCCTCTTGGCCTACAAAGGCAAGAGCGTTGGCAGTAGCTTCTTGGACATTACCTTCGGTAAAATTATCTCGGCTTGTGAATAATTTTTGTATGAAAACTGTGTTATTGGTGTTACCGTCACTCATGGTAACTCCTTAAGATTGTAGCGGTGGGTTTTTAACTAGTTTATCTAGTACTACCGTGTTTATGCCTGCATTCTTTTTAATTGCGTCTAAATCTTCGTCACCCTTCTCATCTTCATAATTTTCTGGATTCTCGTCATAGACATTTTGTACGCCGGTTGCTTTCTTTAGTAATTCTAATTGCATTTGCAATGGGGGCAGAAAAACTTCAGGTGCTTGATCTAGATCACTAATAGATTCTGGTGGACCTGCTTGCTTTGACACATAGCTGGGCGGGATTCCACCATCTGCCTTAGGTTGAGTTTCACCAGACGCAGAGTCAACCATATCTGCCAATCCTCTCAAGAGTTCTGCTATTTTCATTTTATTAATTCCTATTAGACTGCATTTGGATTACTTGCTGGTGGAGGCAATACTCCAGTTGTGCCAGTATTTGGATGATTTGCGCCTAATTCAGTAATTGAAAATGGAGCAGCAGTAGCACCTGCTACATTGAGATAAGAGACGACGTTTCCCTGACCTACAATAAGACTATTGTTAACCGAGTTTGGAGGAATTATCATACTATTACCGGTTGCTACAACAAACGGTACACCAAATGGGTTGATTGTGTATCCGGCGCCACTGATTGCTACGTTAGCATTAGCAGTAAGGGTAAGACTTGTGTTGTTAGCAACAATCTTCACAATACCTACAGTTGCTCCAGTAGCATTACCAATCCAATAACCAGTGTTTAGCTGAGATGTAAATGTGGTGCTAGATCCAGTAACGGTTGCTGAACTAGTTGCACAAGTAACTGTACCGTTACCCGCAACATTTGGGTAACTTGCTACGACCTGTACCGCAGAGGTTGTCGTAGCAATCCTAATCTTGTCCGTCTGTATATTGGCAGACGCAGATGCCGAGTTGCTTGCTGTATAAACATATGATGCCATAATAGTATTCCTATAGTAATACTATTTATTCTTTTGGTAACTATTTAATGTCTAGCGGCCTAGCCTTAGTAGCAACAATGCAGTAGAACTTCTCCTGCAAGGTGATCTGCTCGCCTGCAGGGTCAGCTTGATCTTTGGGCATGCGGATATCAAACACATAGTCCTGAAAGATGTCTATATTAAAGCCCGTTCTCATCAAAAGGGCAGCTAATTGCGTATGACCAAAAATACTATAATGATTAAGATTGAATTCGTGCTTTCTATCACAATCTGGTGCAGGAACTTCTATGTAAATCTTAGACCCTTGCTTAAGTACTCTATTGTATTCCATCAGACTAAAGATAGGGTATGGACTGTGTTCTAATGCATGGCGCAAAAAGATAAAGTCTACACTTTCATCATAATACCCATCTTTTTGCGGTAAGAAAGAAATATCATACTCTTTAATAGTATGGCCTTTATCTCTACAAATTTTATTGTCGCCCAAACTGAGCCCTACGCCAGTCAAATCAGTATAGCCGCGAGCTTTCATCTCGTCTAAGAAATACCCCGGACCTGCACCTAAATCAAGAATCTTAGCATTTTTAGGTAAGTTTAATGGGTCTATATATTCTTTTACCATTCGCGTAGTTAGATCACGGTGAATTTGACTATCATTTTCATCGTAAATGTGTGCGGTATAAAGCCATTCGTTATAGAACTTTAACTTTACTAGGTCTAGTGTTTGATTGATATCGACTAAATTTTGCATAAGAATCCTGTAGTTGTAACACTACTTATTCTCAATATTAGTGATAATTATTTTTTAGTAGCCCTTGAATCCCTTCACTGGACTTGCTTTATTAACGCTCTTGATTTCATGACTTGTTTGTTTGTTCAGTTTGTTAATTCTACCTGCACCAGTAAAGTCACGGGCGGATTGAATGATTTCCATATCTACATCTGTATAGCAAGTTAGTAAAGGATCTCCCGCCATTGCTCCAACTGGCGGAGTTGGAAAATCGGGAGCTCCTGCCATTGCTATACCAAAACGCCAACCTTTATATGGACTACCGGACGATTTGTTGTTACTAATGTCTGGCATACTGACTGCGCCCGGGCTAGCGGCCATATGCTCTTCTGCAAAATCTTCTCCACATGCAGGTATGTCAACATTTCCTTCATTGATGAATTCTCTTGCTCTCATAGTATTATTTATCTTGCAGCCCTAATAGGTCTTTATACTTTTGGTACTTCTTCTCGCGATCTAATCTAGATTCGGGCTTGTCGTGCGGGTTAATTTTATTCGTGACTTCCTGAGTATTTGTAAAGTCTGTCACCTTAGGCTCTATATTGTCCTTGAACCAAAGCACTAGTATCTTAGCCGCAATATCAGGTCTTGCCGCTAATTTAGGATTCTTTACTAAATCTATGTTTAACTTCTGTCCCATTTTATCATAGTTACCTCTGCCGCTCAATTGTATAAACCCCCTACCCCTATAGCGTATAGCATCTTCTGGATAAATGTTACCTAATGCATTGCGGGTAACTACATTGTCCCAATACTTATGTATAAGATACTGTCTACCGCCAATTTCATTCATTTGATCAAAATCACCTGTTTCGTGAGCAGCCTGTCCTAAAAACTGTGCTAGCTCATGACCTTCGATGTTAGCCTGATTAGCTACACTTTTCAGCATACTTTCTATACGATTCAACGCCCCGACTGGTTTAGTTGATTGCTGCTTTGGTGTTATCCCAGTATGTTGTATCGCCGTTGGTGTTGCTAATAACCCTAATCCAACTAGGGCAGCAGCAGCTTTCTTCTTAAAGCTCTCATCCAATTCTCCGTCAGCTTGACTACCATCACAGTCATAGTCACAATTGACTTCGCCACAATAATCACACGGTATATGTCCTACACCATACCGATGTTCATCATTGTGTTGTTTAGAAAACGCATCGGAGTATTTCTCTAGGTTGGTTTTCTTCTTAGGAAACCTAATAACATCACCTTCAAATATAAAGTCTTTGGCACGCATTACTTGCTTCTCTTTGTGGCTACATAACGAAGGTTGCGGTTATTGACACCGGCTATAAATTCTGCTCTTTTGTTGGTAGGTACATTCCATATTTTTTTATTATGTGCATCAAATATATAAGTTTGCAGACGGGGATCTTTGGTCAATCTAGACCACACTGCTGCACCGCTGTCACTTAAATCTTGTCCAGAAACCAATACCATATTAAGTTTAAGTATCAACTGAGCATAAAACTCACTAGCCCAAACCTTTCGATTATTGCTAATTGATTCTAGCTTATCTATCCAAAATGTGGATTTTTTATTTGCCGTTTCATCGTAGTAGTGATTATCCCATTCCCCGCTTACCGACATTTGTAACATGTCGTTTGAATCGGCCGCGGCAAACTCATCGCCAAATGCCCCAGAACGATATACTGTGATTCTTTCGCCGGTGTGGCTAGTAAATTTGAACAATTTTTTGGAGTCCACGAAATAATCACTGATAGGTTCAGGGTTAAGATTGGTACCGTGTCTATCAAACCTATGCACTTCGGTGATGGGATCTACATCTTCAAACTCAGCGATGCTACCGTCGGGTAATAGCTTCAACTTTATTTTATAATATTCTTCTTCTGATTTAATTTTGACTTTTCTACCTTCAGTCCAACCTGCAATAAAATCTTCAACATATATTTGACTATGTTTATTTTTAGCTACCATGGACTTTATATACTTTGTATATCCTTCGGAGTAGGGACGATAAAGAGCTAACAACTTACCTTCTTTTCTTGCTATAGTTGCTAGCTCTTCATTTTTTGCAGTGGCAACACTTCCTGGCCACGGTCCCGGGATTACATCGGATTCGTCAAGTTTTGGCTTTTCCTGATCTTGCATTTTCTGAATTAGATGATCGGCTGTCCTTTTTACTTTTTTAGGATTGGTAGTTATCCGATCAGGAATGTTTGGTCCGGTTTGATTTCTTTTCTTAGCCTTGTATGCGTCAATCCGAATTTGGTCTCGGGCACTGATTGGCCTACGCCAGCCTGACTCAAATATAAATTCACTAGGTTTCATCAAGTCACCAATATTTGACCAGGATTGTTGGTTGCTAGAGCTACCCCAGTATTCTGAGTTAGTACTAGTGAGAGAGCAATATTGGCATTAGCAGGTATAACTTGGAACTGTACAATGTGGTTTAACTGACCAGTAACAAACGGATCTACATTAAGATTTACGTTACCTGATAAATCTACGTTCATGTCATATTGAGTAATAGGATCACCTAAAAACAATGTATTTTGGGCAGTAAATTGAACTGTTGAAAGATCGGGACTAAGTGTGGCGTTTATGGTGACGCTCTGAGTATTGGTCGTGATGTCAGTTGAATTGATCTGAAACGTAGCCTGTGTAAAGTTATTTGCTGGCCAACTGAATATAGTCTGAGAAGTATTACCAAAGGTCACAACTTTAGTAGTATTGAATATACCAGTGTTAAAAGTGACAGCAAAGTTATTATTGATCTTCTCAAACGCAGTTCGTAGCGGATCGCCCTGACCGTCGTTTGGGGCTGAACCTACATTAATAATCTCATAGTTTACCATAGTCATAGTGTTTAATCCTATATTATATATTTATCCCCCAACGATAAATACTCTTATGCTCATTTGGCTATACTCGCACATGTCTTTCTATTTTATACATCTATTATTCCTGTTTGGACTAATAGCGGCTGGGGCGGGGTTCCTATTAGGATCTATTCCCTTTGTTTCCCTGTATAGCGCACAGATCAAAACTTTAGGAATTTTGATTATTTTCCTGTCTCTATATCTAGAAGGTGGATTAACTGCCAACAACGAATGGGTAGTCAAAATGAAGCAAGTGCAGCAAGATATCAATAATATTGAGACCAAATCGGGAAAGATTGTAGTAAAAGTTAGTACTGACTATGCTGAGCAGGTTCAAAATATTCACGATGCTTTAGAGCGTATCCAAATAGAAATAAAGAAAGAATCTACAAAAGTCAATGCCGACTGTCATCTAAGCACCGATGCAATTGATATACTAAATGATGCGGCCAAACACCCTGTCAAGGTAAAGAAATGAAAAAGTTACTATTGATTCCGTTATTACTAGTAGCAGGTTGCTCATCCAAACCTCTAATTAAGCAGACCTTCCCTGATCCGCCAATTGGGATCATTCAAAAATGTCCCGATCTTGCTGCGGTAGACCATGACACAAACACACAGGTCAGTGATGTGCTAGCGGTAGTGGCTATGAACTATTCTAGATATTATATCTGCGCTGCTGCGGTTGACGCATGGCAAGATTGGTATAATAGTCAAAAAACAAACTTTAACTCCCTTCACTCTCCTGCTCCTAATTAATAGAAGTAGTCTAGCAGTTAAAGCTTGTTTAAGAGCTTATCTGTTTCAGGTTGAACTATGTTCGCTATATTCTCTACATTAAGAATAAATTCTACACCTGTTATATCATCATCCATTTCATTTAATTTTCGGGATACAGCTTCTTCTATTTGTGAGGGGTCTAATCCTTGTTCTAAAAACTTCTTAATATTAATAGTTTGTTGACGCTTCCCGCGGAGTTTAATAACTAGCTTTTTAATAAACTCCACAGGAATCTTTTGCTTCTCAACATCTTCTAATATATGTTCCCACTTCTTAATGAAATCTGGTGACATTTTACGCGGTTACTTTAGTTTTCTTTGGCTTTGCTACTTTTGTTTTTGCGTCTTTTGCAGGGCTCGTTACGACCACTGGATCAAGTAGAGTGGCTTCTTGCAACATGCGGTCCGCTTCTGCTAGTAATCCCTTTGCTTCTGCACTCATTTTCGCTGCTTGCTGGCGCAAGTTACTCGCTAATGAAGTATCACCTAATGCATCACCGGATGCAACAACCGGTGACTTGGCGTCCCGTGTTTTATTTTCGCGCATTCTTCTTGCCACTTGAGCGGGGTCTTGAATTCCTCGCTGCGAGTCTAGCTCAGCCATACGTCTGACTGCTTCTTCACCCTTCTCCATTTCGTCAAGCATCTTGTTTAGATCGCTCAACTTAATTTGAGTGTTAGGTTGCGGAGTCATTACGATTTGCTCAGTTTGTACCTTCTTTAACATACCCTCAGAATGTAGTACCTGTAACAGAATTTTACCATCTCTTGTATGCATACGATTAAGTGCATCTGACAAACTATTACTGTTTTGTCCAATATCGCTATCAATGCAGTTAATCAATGGGTCGTGGATGTTTTGATTTAATAGTTGAGTATAAACTACTAGTGCCATGTGTGGCTCGCCCGGAACTTCACGGAAAACAATTGCAACTTTTCTATCACCATGTTTCCCGACGTGTCGTGTAAATGCCATATAAATATTCTCCTATATCTTAGAGATATTTAATAGTATTTAATTCAACTGAAATTTTTGTTAGGACCAACGCAGATCATAGAATAACGCTTCTTTTGGGTCCTCAAACGCAACGTAGCCCGTCTTGAGGCCAAAGAAATCAGGCGAGCCAATATGGAATCTGCCTGTAAATTTTTCAAGTATCCAAATAATTCTTTCATTAGTTGCAGGTGTACCGGTTTTGACAAAGTGAACCGGCAACTCTTTTAAGTTTCTATCACAAAACCAGGTATTATAATCTAGTTCTATCATTTTATCAATGCTGCTACCATCTTGTACTTATTATACGCATCCAAAACGCTATGATGATGGGTATCAGATTTAGGAACCACTTCTAACCAAATTTTAGTTCGTTTAAGATTTGGATGAACGAATTCAGGATTCTCTGTGAAATTTTGTGGTTGGTGAATTTTTCCCGCCTCATATAGATCACATGCTAGCCGTAGTACATCTGCCAAATCAAACTCAGCAAGTTTGCTGTAATTGCCTGGCACTGTGGCCCAATGATTTCCATTGGCATGATAATCCTCAACAACCTGAACAACGTCCGCAAGAGTACGCATTCGTGTTCTAGAAATGATGACCAAAACGTCTTCCTTGGACACTTCACCCAACATGATAGATTGAAGACAGCCGCCAAAACTGGTACCAATGAGCATCATTTCTTTTCTTCTCTAATCAAATTATAAACCATTTCAGCCTGATGTACTACATCGTTCAATGCGGAATTGGATTTGGCGTAGCAGAGTATGTCACGCCAAATTAGCCAACGTTGATTTTCCTTTTCCTCTTCAATCAAAGAGGCATCTTTATGATGCAAAGTTCGGTTGACCTCACCTGATTTTCTAGAAAAAATAGTCTTACCCCCGTCAGGAGATTCAAACACTATTATCTCTTCAGCCGACTTTATGATCATTGTATAGGGCATATGTACCGAACGGTGGGTTCGGGTTTGGATCACCATGAATGATCCATGTCGTATCACAGTAATCAGGATCACCCCAACTGCCGTACGGATATCCGTCAGTGAATACGATCAATTGGTTAGGGTTCTTATTTTCTTCCTTAAGATAATTGAAGATGCAGTCAAAATCGGTACCGCCGCCGCCAGCTAGTTCATATTTTTCAATAGAATCCATGTTCTCGCTGGTGAAAGTCTGATAGTTGTAGACCTTAGTATCGAAGCAGGCGATGTTAATCTTGTAACCATCAAATGCATCCATCATGCCTGCAACTTCCGAAATGAAAGCTTTGCCCTGAGCGTTAGAAATTGATCCTGACATGTCTACCATGACCGTAACATCAATCTCTTCACCGGGCGTCATGCCGGGCATGATAGCATCCATGTGCCATCCACGACGTGAGGGACGCAGCCAAGAAAAATCAGACTTGATAGTGCTAGTGATATTGGTCTGTATCAGATCGTTCCAAGGCATGATGGATTCAGTCATATCCTTAATCATACGCTCGACGCCCTTAGGCACACTACCTGCTTCAGCACCTTGTGCGGCATTAAGAATAGACTGTTTGACTTCCTTACGAATTTCCTCGCGTTCGGTTTCAGTCAGAGTTGGTCGTTTGCCCTTCTTGCCTTCATTTTCACCTTCGCCTTCGCCTTCACCTTCACCGGCATCGTCCATATGGTCATCAATCATTTGATTCACGAGGTCGTCGATGCTGATGCGTTGAACATTCTTCATGAGGTCATCATAGATAGCCTCAGATGCCCAGCCATCATACTTAGCTTCAAACAGGCAAGGTACTGTCTTAATAAACTCACCGACACGATGCCGTTTGAGATCCGCATTTACCGCATAGTCATTGGCAATATTGAAAATGCTAGGATCACGATCACCAATGCGACCCATGTGATCGTACACCACATGAAGAACCTCATGTCCTACAAGGAATTCAACTTCCTTGGGCTTAAGAAGCATGATGAATCGGGCATTATAGTAGAAGTGCCGACCATCGGTTGCGGCAGTACCGCACCATTCATCAGCGTTGACTAACTTTAACCGAGTTGCAAGATTGCCAAAGAAGGAGTGCTTGAGTAGCAAACCGATTCGGGCTGAGATCAGTCGGTCACGGGCCGCTGCATCAACTTTAGGCTCAGTTGGTCCAATGAGTTTTTCAAACTTCTTATTGTGTTTGGATTTTTTCTTCTTACCGATCACTTCACTCATACATCACCTCAATCGCATTATATGTATATATCTTATCAAAAAAAGGATTCGGTGTCAACCAAATCCTTTTACGACATATTAATGATCGTTACCGTTTTCCACAATGTACTTTCCAAACTTCTTGTGGAATTCATCAAAGGTCTTCAACTGCGTGGGTTCGATTGGAAGTTTATAAGTCTTGAGAGCAATCTTTGCACCCATAACTACCAACTCAGTTTCAAAGTTGGTCATCATGTACGAGATGAAGTTGTCAGCCATCTGATGGAACTTCTTCAGGTCCACACGCTTGTTGTCAATAGCATCCTTGAGTTCGTAGCACAAAGAAATCGTAAGCGAATACATCGCCGAAATTTCCTTGACTGCTAGATCCTTAACCTTACCGTCAAGAATGTCCTCAGGCTTTGGCATACGACCGGAAACCTTACGATGAGTCATGAACTTGAATGCAAGCCCATCACCAACTGCACCTGCAATCAGATTGTGCAGAGTATCGTTGTCGGTATCCTCGTCTGCAAGAAGGTCGCTCACAAAACACCAAGTACGTGGAGTAGGGAACGCACGATTTGCCGACTTAGCATCAAAGTCATGCAGGTCCTGCTTAGCGAACGACAGATAACCAACCACATCCTTATGGATGTTGTTGTTCACTGCCCACTGCTGCCAAGAGTTGAAGTCGGCGCGCATCTCCAAATGCAGAAAACGATTAGCAAGCGGCATCGGCATACGATACGTAACACCTTTGTCGCTTTCGCGGTTGCCAGCCGCAACAATCACTACGTTATTTGGAAGCTTATACTTGCCAATTCGACGGTTGAGAACCAACTGATATCCCGCAGCCTGAACAGCAGGGGGAGCAGAGTTCATCTCATCCAAAAACAGGACAACGATAGGATACTGAGAAGCCAGCTCTTCAGTCGGAAGATCGACGGGCTCAGCCCAATCCATCTTGCCAATGTCCTTGTTATAGAAAGGGATACCCCGAATGTCAGTGGGTTCCATTTGCGCCATACGCAAATCAATCATAAGACCACCGAGTTCCTCAGTGATCTCAGAGACCACTTCAGACTTGCCGATACCGGCAGGTCCCCAAAGAAAAACGGGACGTTTAGCCTTAAATGCTTTGAGCAACGCCTTGCGGGCTTGAATGCTCGTAATAGTGTTATTGTCAGAGACAGTCGCCATATACCTATTTACCTTTTGTGAGAAACAATCAACTTATGAATCTATTATACGCAGATCACAGGAAAATGCAAGAACTTTTTGGCTACGTAAGTTATTGATTTTATTGCATTAAAATTTGGACTAAAATTAGTTTTTCCAAAAGCGTTATGGCCTCTTGGATTTTTTGACGCTGAGGGGGCAACTTTCGGGTATTGTGGGTCTGACGGGCGCGGACCTCAAGGTTGGAAAGTTCGGTAATCATAATAGAGATGTTGGCATAGATTGCCCAAATGTCTCGCTTAAAGCGTATGCACTCAGTGTTATGCATTCTAACACCCAATTGGTCATACACTTTTCGGGCTTCAATCGAATTACTGAACAACTGATCAGTCATTATCATATGATAGTAGAACTTTAGGGAGAAGTCAACGTTTTATGTGCGACCATCAGATCATTGACCTCTTCGACGGTAATATTTGGAACTTTGCTCAACCTATCCCAAATTTTTGAACCCGCGTATGTTTGCTGATCTCCGGAAATTAAAGTCAGGTTTTTGTCTAGTATGAGTGCTTTGTATAATTCACTAGCATACAAATCTAGACTTGGTATGCTTGCTACGCTATCAATTTTAAAAAATTTAGCATTTTGAAACTCGCCATCTAAGTTTGCAAGAACCTTACCATCAATTGCAGCTAAAATTCCTGTTTTATCTTTGTATACATCTACGGTGGCACCTGAGTGAGACACAAAAGAAAAATATTTGCGTTTTTCACTAAAATCCCAATCTTCCCAGTCTGCGCGTGTTGGACGTGAAATATTACCTATGCGTTTTACTTCATTCACTTTACCGTTAGGATTGGCGAGCGGGGGGATTCCTGCTCTACTTGTCTTAAACCCAAATGCTTTAGCATTCTTCTTTATACTATCAGGTTTTACATCAACTGTCAAGGCCATGCACCATCGCGGATCATTTCGCTGTTTGGCATTAGGTATGTAACCAGAAGCTTCCGCCACACCTTGCTTGTATAAGGAAATATTACCGACTGGAATGACTCCATGATATTCTATAGTATCACCTGCATTGTCTTGCACATTGCTGTCAATGCCAAACTTGTTTGGATCTAGCCCTGCTGTAGAAATTTTAAGCATGACAATTTGATCCAACCATTCATCAGGAACCATGTCACTGGTTTCAGCATAACTTTCTGCTACATCAGGATCTAGTGCAAGATATACTACACCACGCTGGCTATCTTCCCAATTACGCCTGCCTCCAGACCCTAGCCCTTTCAATTGAATACTTTTCAATCTTGGTTTATAAGTAGCATGGTATAATACTGAAGGTACATCTTGATCCAGCCCCTCCGCCACACCTTGCTCTTGTATTTTCCTAGAAACGATACCTCTATGCTTTATTGGTTTTTCATTATCCCAGCGTACTGGATCGATGATTGGATACAAATATTTTGTGCCATTGCTATTAATATCAAACTTACTACCTTTTGGAACTAGATGCTTCTTTCTAAGTTTATTAAACTTTTTTTCATCTGCTACTATAGGTTCTCCTATTGTCGCTTGACCAATTGCAACTGCGGGTCCGCTACCGGTTCTAATAATGCCAACTGTTTTCCCAACGTACGGTCTGAGGCTATTGGTGTTTCTGGATTCGTATTTCTTTTTACCATCAACAATTAAATCAGCATAATCAATATCACTGTCGCTTCTGACGTTGATGCCTATTGCGGGAGTCTTTGCATGAACTTCTGTCAACCCTTCCCCGTCTTTGATTTTTTTTGCTAAATCTTTGGATGAGTTGTCTCTTTTACGGCTATTAAATTTAAGTCCTTCTGTCACCTCTTCGGTGAATAGAGGACCAAGCACCACATTGCGACTTTTTTCTGCAAATAGCGATTTGTTTAGTTTGTTGACAATCTCGGGTGTTAGGTGTCTGTTTCTGTATCCGTACGGAAACAAGTGAACTTCTACAGGCTTGTCACCTTCAATCTTAAATATAGACTTCATGCGATGACGACCCTCATGCCCGGAAACTCTCGCTGGCATACTAAAGTCACCGCTTTCCCATTCTTCGGGCACTGTAATGTAAAGATGCGGAGAACCAATCGCTCCACCTTTTTGTATATAATCTATCATTTCCTGATTAGGCTCGTCATTTAATGGGGCGGCTAACTTTAAGAAAGTACTTGGAGTCATATTAACTCGTAACCCAAAATAATTTACTTCTCTATTGTTACCTACTGCCCCCCAACCCGTGTTGTTATCTATATTCGCTTCTTTTAGTTCATCTGATAAGTCTACATACCTAATAGGAGATCCTTGAATTGCAGCGGCAAGCGCACGGTGCTGACCGTCAATTATCTTATTGTCATCTACAACAATAATATAGTTAGACAAATTAGGATCAAGCATATATTGCCCTAAAGTTTCTACTTGCTCGTCATCTAGTCTATCTACAAGATCATCAATATGCTCAACTCTGTATTGACCAAGCAGATGATGCATTACTGAATGCTTAGACATGGTTTTTATTAATAGCTGTTTCTTTAAATCCTCTGAGGAAACATAGTTCCAAAAAATTTCATCGTGCTTAGGAAGTTTATTTCCATATATCTTTTGCAATGTAGTATTTTCTTCTGTAATCGTGTTTGGTGAAGCTAAACTTCTAGCTATGTCTGTAGTAAACGGTTGTGCATCTATTATATTTTTAGGCTTGACTCTTCCGTGCTTCTTTAATGCTGTGCCTTGATAGGCAACCAATGGCGCAGGATCTTTTTCCCAATCACTATCATCAGTAAACTTGATAATTGATATCTTGCCACTGCCCATCTTCTTATTCTTTTCCCAATCCATTTTGCCAGCCCAGCTCTGAGCATCTCTAAGATTGTCAAATGCGAATATCTCCCCTCCACCGTAACGCTCGCCTGTGCCTGCCTGTACCCAATTACTGGGTTGTAATGGTAGTATACCTCTTTTTTTTATTTGAGGTATATTGGCGGTAGTCGTAACATGGTATAATACTTTTTCTTTGGAAGTTTCATCGCGCTTAGGAAGTTTATTTCCATATATCTTTTGCAATGTAGTATTTTCTTCTGAGATTTTAGGTTTCTCATGCCCAGTATGGTTTAAGAAATGCTCAATATCTTCTTCACCGTATCCCAATAGTTTACCCAATTGAATATGATAAGATTCTGGAGCCCCATTTGGGTACTTACCTAAAGTGTTGAGCATTAGTCGTTTAATACTTTTAGCTACGTTAGGATCTTTGCTGACGATAATCAGTGGTTTATAGCTAGCCCATATAGTTCCGGGGCGCGTAGGTATACTGGCTATGTCTACTTTTTCTACTGTCCAGTTATTCTTTTGTATAGCGTCTTGCCAATTGGGTTGCTTTAGTTCATCAAAATCTATAAGTGCAGCAGGCTTAGAACCATGCAGCATCATTTCTAATTCTTTTTTTTCGTGCGGGCCTATTGTCTCTGCAATCTTTTTAGGATTCTGATACATAGTCTCAAAGCTTAACTTTGCACTATGCAGTTTGTCGCGCAAATCATATAATTTCTGTAAGTATTCCTGATTCTTTACCATCTTGTATGCTAGATTTTCAGGGCCAAATTCGCCAAAGTTTGCTAACCCTGCTTTGCGATATTGTTTTATCTTTTTAATTACTCTACCGACTTTCTTGAGGTCACGTTCTCTTAATGCAGTTTGGCACAAACGCTTTAACTGTTCATATTTGGCTCTAGTATTGTTTTGATCAAAGTTTGCTCTGCGCTTTAGTGGAAACTTAATCCAATGATCATTCAATATACTGTATTCGCCCAATGATACATGTGGGTCGCTTGCTGGTTGAACATAGAGTTCTATAGGGATGTCTTTTATTTTGATATCATGTTTGTCATTATACACAGACTTTTTAGCATTGAACAACTCTTGATATACTTCATCATTGTCAAATTGACCCATATCTACAATAACGTGCAAGTCAATATCGCTGTGAGGGGTGTAAGAATAGGCAGCATTAGACCCTGATATCGTAACATCTTTAACTTTAAATTGACTAATTCCTAACTCGTTTAAAAAATCTTCTGCTATAACTAATAGCTTTTTTCTTACTGTCGAGTCTAAATGCTGCCCGTGAAAAAGTAATGGATTCAGTTGGTCGTGAAACTTGACTGCATCCGACATTTTGAAAGAGTGTAGTTCTTTTAAATTCATCTAGTATTTATTCTAACATTTCTAGAGTCAAATGTACTCTGGGGTTTGGTCCAGCGTTGATAAAACTATGCCCATTACTCTTGTTTACTGTATAGATTGTCCCGTCAGCTAGCATATGAAAGGTGTTGTTCTCGTACACGGCCCAACACCCTCGATTAGTAATCAACGGAATATGGTGACTATATTTGTCATGTATCGAAGTCCATTCAAGTGCGGTATTGGGTAGAAGGACTTCATAGGCTATCGTATTGAAAAGGACGGACTTTCTGATATACTCTACAATGTTTACCGTATACTCTAATAAGTCCGCTTCTGGAGCATACTTATTATCTTGCATCAAGTAGAACTTACCGGCTGTTACTTTGCTTTTGATTACCTCGTAGTCAAACAACATTTTGCCAAGGTTTACTACAACTCCGGGAAACTTTGCTATATAAGAAACGTAAATGGGCAGCATAATTTACTTTAGTACAGGATATCCAAAAACAGTTTCAGTAATAGTATTACCGCTAGGTAATTGTCGCACATAAGTATCACGATCTACCATTCTAAGATCGGGATCTTTGAACAGTTTTCTTAACAGATCTACGTCAGTAACAGCAGGAAGTGATCTTTTCTTCAAAACTGCTCTCATAGCATGAGAACTTTCTATCCAATAACCTGTTTCTTGTAGCATCTCTGATAATCTTTGTATTACTTCTACTTTACTTGCCCCGCTTCCGTCGTGGCCTATTCCTTGTATTTTTCTCCCTCTCCAATCTTCACCTGATCTTGGCTTGCGATAAAACACGCAGCAGCTTATATCTTCACCATCCCAAGTAAAAACATCCCAGTCACTGGGTAGTACTTGTCTTAAACTTTGTACAAAACCAGCTTGGTGTGTACTAGCACTAAATCAATTAGATCATTTGACAACTCATGTTTAGCCGAGTGTGAGATATCTATTACCCATTGACGTTTAGGCAGCTTTGGTTTATGAATTATCTCTTTGGCTTTCATAGTACTATTTATAAGAAAAGGCCCTTGCAGGCCTTTTCTGGTTGCTTAGGTAACAAGGCGTTTCCTGCCCCGCTG